TTTGGTTTCTATTTTGAGAAAATGTATTTGTGGTTCCTACTGTCATGAGAAATTTATATTAATTGCGTTTAATTCTTCTAAACTAGTACAAGCGTTGATATTTTCTTGCCAAGCCCTAGCGTTAGCGCGGTTAATTAAGATATTTTCAGGCACTATGATTGATGAACTTGGATCAATCATCCTTGTAATATACCAATCAGTCTGATTTAGGTAAGTTTGACATTGAATTGTTTTAGAAATTTTACCTTGTTCCAATAAAACATTATCGGGAATTACATATTCTTGTAAAATTCCATCAATTACGCACATTTGCTTTCCTAGTGCCGCTTGATGCTCTTCATCTGAAATTTCAATGTAAGGATTGGGAATTGAGCTATAATTAATAGTATCGGGGTAATATCCTTTAACTAAAGTTGTTTTTTTATCGTAATTTGTTTTTACTGTCATATTTAATATCCTATTGCTTGCCAAAATATTGTTCTTGTGTTAGAGTCTCCATTTGTAACTGTCGCGCTGGAGGCGCTCACTAAAGCGGCACAACTAGCGTCTATAATTCCAGTATCATTTGAATTATAAGTAGTTTGAATATTTAAGCCATTGGTTGGAAATGCTATCGGGAAAGTCACCGCGCCGCTATTGTTAGCAGAAACAGAAATCGACCCCCATTGAAAAACTAATCCATTTGGTAAATAAGTATAACCATTCGTAGTTTTAGAATTTAAAAAATTAAACCTTACGCTGCTAGATTGGACTACCCAATAAGCTAAAACAGAACTGTATCTTAAAGTGACAAGATCGGTTGTAACATCTAATGTTATATCGGATAAATCAGGATTCCAAATATTGCCTGCGCCATGCTTTAAAACCACATTTCTAGCATCGTTTGCGTTTCTTACAAAGATAATATCTCCGTCTGCGCCGCCGTTAATAGTGTCTAAATCATCGGTTGCAGAAGCTCCTTCAGTGTCTAACGCATAAGCGCTTCCAATATTAGTAACCGCAACAATTCCAGTGGCAATCGTTAAACTTGCGGCAGCTCCAGAATTAATTACTAAAGAGCGCGGATTCAAAACAACTATATCAGTACCGTCGCAGATTGCTAAATAACGTTGCGTAGCTTGTAAATCACCAGCTTGAAGAGCAACTTTGGTACCTTGGCCCGTGTATTTCTTAAGATTTATAGCAGCTAAACCGCTAATTGCTATTGTTGGGTTAGCAATGTTAGCAATATGAGATTGAAAAATAAACGTTTGAACGTTTGAATAAGTCGAAATACTAGGATTTGCATCTAAAACATAAGCTGAAGTAGTCCCAGTAGTTAGCCCCCAATAAGAAGTAGGGCGCACGTCTAAGTCATTTAAGCTAGTTGTAGAGCCTGTTGTCCCTACTGGATCAACTGTTTCAATTACAACGTCGTTAGCATCGGTTAAAATTATTTTTGTTGTAGCTAAGTTTGAAAGCCACATAATAGGGAATCTGCCGTTAGCATCAGCAACTACAGGCCAAGGATTGGCTATAGTAAGAGCCGGAGTTGTATAAGAGCTAATTGGGGTTGTTGTGCCAGTTGTGTAAAAATAGTATTTGTAACCAGCGCCAACAGCTCCAGTGTTAGTAAATACTCTTGCAAGTGGTTCAATGAAGATTTGTGCCATGTTTTAGTCTCTATAATAACGTTGTTGATTAACTTGGTCTTGCGATATTGTCGGCTCTTCTATGGTTTTATATCCTAACGCTGCTCCTAAAATACTTGGATAAATATCGTCGATAGCTTTATTGATAATAGGTTTTTGCGTTGAATCAGCCTTATTTACGATAGATTCAAGAATGCGAATACTAGCTTTTTTGTCAGTAAAGGCTTTAATTAATTCTTTAGCGCTTTTTTCATTTAATCCTTTATAATTCTTAATCATTGCAGTTTCGGCAGCTCTAGCGCCTTCAAATATTATACCAGTTTTAGAGCCAGCAGCAACGCGAGCAATCATATTAATTAATCCGCGATTAGTTCCCTCAACATCTTGCTTGTTTAAACCAAGATTTTTAATTGTTTTATCGTAGCTAGCTTCTTCTTTTAATCTTCTGCTAAATTCATTAAATTTAGATTCATTACCATCAAAGGAGGCTTTTAATTGTTTTCTGACATTTTCATTGCCAAAAAGTTTCTCAGCGGGAGTTTTGGATTTATCAGCCATTTCTTGAAGCTTTAATCTCTGGCCCACTCTGAAAGCATCTTTTTCAGATTGCCCAAAGCTTTTCATTTTAATTAAAATCTCTTCTGGTTGCATCTTATCAAATTTGCGCCCCAATTCTTGAGCTTTTTGAACCGCAAAATCGCCAGCATAAATATTACGAGCTTTTTTGTAATCAGGATTAAGTGCATCCATACGATTTAGCAATTGTCCTTTGTAGATTTCCAAAGCTCTACCTTTAGGGCTTGTTTTGCCTAATGCGTCAGTTTCTTTGTCAATCAAGCTGTCGAGACCTTTCTTAATCATATCAACGTTTTTGGTTGATGGCTTAAGGAGGTCGGCAGGATTAATTTTAATTCCTTGTTCGATTTGAGCTAGGTCGGCAGCTTCTTTTGCTGCAGCTTTGGTAAAGTCTGGACGAGTATTAATTAAATTTGAAAGCTCTTTATCTTTAAATATATAGCCGCCAAATGGATCTGTATTTTCTGGAGTTAATTTTGCTCCTTTTGGAAAAAAAGAATTAGCAATATTATAATTCTCTGCGCCACGAGCTTTTTGGAGTTTCTGCTTTTCAGCGAAATCGCCAAAGTAAGTCTCAACTGGCGAAACATCTTTGGAAAGAATGTTGTCAATTCGTTTAGTAGCTTCATTTTTTCTGCCAGCGGCAAAATCAGCGGCAATTTGTTTAGCTTGTGGGTAACGACTTACGGCAGTTTTAGCTAGGGATTGAAACTCAGGAGAATCAATATCAAGCGCAGTTGTTGGCTGTCCTTCTGGACTTGCCTTTAATTGTTCTAATCCTTTGCGAGCAGATTCAGGAGAAATTGCTTCTTGCGCGATTTCTTCACCTGTTTTTTTACCAAAAAGACCTTTTACAGCGCTTGCACCTTTCCCAGCTATATTAACTACAGCTGGAATTGCAGGAGCAGCTACAGCGCCAATTGTTCCGCCCATTAAAGCATCTTGTGCCACGCCACCCATAGTTTCTTTTTCACTTGCACCAGCGCTTCCTAAAGCTCCTAACGATGCACCTTGAATAGCTAATCCAGTAGCCTTTTCGCTAAGTTTTGGAACAAATTTACTAGCCATACTAGCTCCAGCTTTTGTAGCGCCTTCCACTAAAGGTAAGGCAAATTTACCAGCCATTTTATTGCCTAAAGCAGCAGCTTCTAAAGGAATATCCGATGCAAACCCGATAGCACCAGATTGAATTGGATATGTGTCTTGAGCTTGTTTTAATTTGTTTCTTTCATTGTCTCTTGCTTCTTTGTAAAGGTCGCCAATATCAACATCTTTAGTAGCAGCCCCGCCAAAAGTCTTAGCAGTAAGTGCGGCAATACCGGCTTTGATTTCATCACCAAAGTTTAGAGGATTAGTTGCCGTAATAAAAGCAGCTTCGCCACGACCCATTTGAGGTTGTGATGGTTGATTAGAGGTATCATCTAACTCAAAACCAGCAGGAAGGCCGTTGGCTTGAATTTGAGTATCTTGTTGAGGCTGGTCTAGCTCAAATCCTTCTGGGAGTCCTATTGCCATTCGCCTCCTGTGAAAGTCATTTTTTTACCAGTTGCTTTGTTTGTAGCGGTTTGTCCTTCTCTTAATAATTGGCCACCAACTAAGGAATATTTGCCTTTTGTGACAATCGTTGGATTAATTGGATTCATTCCAATTTCTTGAGCGGAAGAATTAAGTGTTGCTACTTTTTGTTGTATAAAGGATTGCAGCACTGCTTCTTTTTCCGCAGGACTCTTGTTTGGATCGCCTAATGTAACCTTTAAAGACTCTCCTTCTTTTTGAGTGAAAGCTGCGCCAAATGTATCTCTTAATAATGGTAATATCTGATTATCAACTGTCGATATATAAGCAGCGCGGGCGACCGCACTTTCTCTAGGTGAAATTCCCAGTTCTCTTCTAGCAAAGTCAGTTGTCAACCCAGCTGAAGTATAGGTAGCCTTTTGACCCAACTCACTAAGTTTATTAACTGTATTAAGTAGTTGAGGTAATTTAGCATTTTGAGAATTTAGTAAAGAAAGTTTCTCTCCTCGCGCTTTTCCGAATTCTTGTTGTTGTGCTTTAAAGCCGCTAGGCGTCAAACCGCTTTGAGCAGCTGCCTCTCTATCAGCTTTTAATCCACTAATTTCCTCACTTAATTTCTGAGATTCAAGACCAGTTTTATTAATATTGGCCGCATAATTCTTTTGTTGATAACCTTCGGTAACTGTTTGCGCTTTAGTTTTAGCAAGTTCAGCTTGAAACTTAGGAGCTTCATATTCTTGTTTGGCTAAATCTTCTACTTCCCGAGCTTGAGTTACAAGAGATCTTAAGTGCTGTTCAGCTTCCGGAGACCATTCATCAGCGATATCTGGGTTCTCGCCGAATTCTTTTTTAAATTCAGCAATATTGGCTTTCCATTCTTTAGGACGATGAGGTAAAGGAGTGTTTAATACCGAACCAAACATTTGGCCGCCTCTTTTAACTTTGTAAGTTTGATAATCTTTAAGTCCCTTATAAGCATCAGGAGCAACCATAGAAAGTTGTTGAGTGGCTTCGGGGCTGCCAGCGGCTGCGCTCTTATAAAGAGCTTGTAACTGGTTCTTTTGCTCCATTTCTTGTTGGGCAGCAAGCATTTTAAGGTTATTCATTCGAGCGTTTTGCCCGATTTCATATCCGCTTTGGATTGCGCCTACAAGATTAACTGGTTGTTGTTGAATAAGTTCAGCCATTAAAATCTACCTGTCATTTGCAAATTTGTATTAGGCATATTAGCGCCACTAAAAACGCTATTGTTGTATTGACCGCCACCAGCAGAACTAAAGTTAGATTGACCCATTCCGCCACCACCCATTCCTCCACCTGTTTTACCGCCTCCGCTCATTCCACTTAATCCACCTCCGAGTAGTTGGCCGCCAATTTGTTGTAAACCTCCACCAATCATATTGCCCATTTGAGCATCACGATTAGCATAAGCCATGCCTTCTTGTTGAGCGAATCCGGCTAAGGGGGCAGCGCCACCAACTTCTATTTGACTCATGTTGTTTGCGGCATTTTGCCCCATCCCTGCGAGACCAGATAATTGGTTAATGTAGTTTCCGTATTCATCAGAGGCGATGCCTTGAGTATATTTATTCATTTCTTTCATAGCGCCCCCAGAGAATAATCCTCCACGCGCAGCTTGTGAAGCTTGTAAGGCATTTTGAGCGCTTTCTAAACGGAACTGATAGCCGGGGCTTTTCTGAAACAAATTAGCTCTGTCTTGTTCGTTTAAAGTTGTAAGATTACCTTTTGCGTCGGCTTGTTGACCAGTTAATAAACCAGTCAAAGCATTAAAGCCAGTACGGCCACCTGCTTCATAGGGTTTTTGGTATTTTAGAGCGCGGCCTTGGGCTAATCTATATTGATAAGCAGCTTCGCGTTGCGCTCTTGCGGCTCTTTTGGAAGATTTGTTTCCAAAATATCCACTAGCGCCCATTCCTCCAACTATTGCCGCTCCACCAACTATTGCTACTGCTGCAAAACTCATTCTATAACTCCTGATGCTTTTGTTTCGTTAATCCAAGATAAATCACTTTCATGTACTATCTCTTTTTCCAAGTCTTCTACGAGGGTGTGTTCACTTTGGTGAATAGTGGCCCAAATTGTGTCTTTATGTACATAAATTAGGCGCTTTGTGCCAGCTTTCGACATCCATGTTGCAGGAGCTTTTATACGCGTAGTTCCTTCTGGAGTCAGAATGGTCACTTCACCTTTAGATAAAATGCTAGTGTGATCGAAATTATGTACTTTACCAGTCAACATCATACCTTTAGGCAACGTTATTTGTCTAGTGTACGTTTTGTTGCAGATAAAATGTTCTAACGGTAATTCTTTTGCTGTTTGTTCAGAGCCGCTGACGTAATTTTTCAAGAAATATTCTACTAACTCTATTTTTTCTATATTAGATAAAGTAGTAATGTCTTTGTTATATTTGTCTGCTATCGCTGGCAATTGGAAACAATCCATTATTTTTTTCCTTTAGCTTTTAAAGCGCCGATATTAATTGACTTTCTCATTGGGTATTTCTCGTTTGCTAGGCTTTGAGCTTTTGCTTGAGAGCCAGCAGGTAAAGCTTGAAACATTTTTTTAACACTTAATTCTGGTTTTTTAGAGCAATCTTTTATTTTCATAAGTTATAAATCGTTTGGATTAGGAACCGCAAAAGTATCTACTTCTGGATCAGGTCTTGCGTCTGGAACTGAAATATCCTCTCTGGTATTTGGTGGAATTAAGTATTCTGGATAAGGATCTACTACATTTTTCCAAACCAAAAGTCCATTCCATTCTTTAACGCATTGACTACGATAAAGCTTTTTTCCAGTTCTATCGCATATTACCCTGTATTCTTTACCTTTAGACATATCTTTGAGTGATATTGTACTCAATAGTAGCAGCTGGACTGTAAGAATTAACCACAAGTCTAGTAGCTATAATGCCTGCAATATAATTTCCATTGGCATTTGCAGTTGCAGAAACCAAAGTAGTGTCGTCATTATTCATCCAGTTAATAGATGTTCTAACTAGAGTTTGAATATTATCGAAAGTTTGTTGAACGGTGTAATTGATAGTTCCAGAAACAATCACGTTTAAACCTACAATCCCGCCGTTTCTATCAACTCCAATTGTAGGAGAGATGAATTGAGCAGCCCAACCAATACTAAAAGTATCGGCTCCAATAGTTGCAGAAATTGTAACGGAAGTTAGTGTTTTATAATAACCTACCGTTGTAACTGTAGCTGAACCAGCAGGAGCTGCTATGGTTTCGGTAAGAGGCAAGCCATCAACATCAGTGCCTGTAAAGGTAAGTGTTTTGCCTGAGTGGTTGGTTGCTGTGTTGTTTAAAACTGTAACCCTATGAGCAAGAGAATCTGTTGCGGCTGTGTTTGTAAGTGTAAACGTAGCGCCTGTTACACTAGCTGCGAAACCTGTAGTGCTTGCGTTGGCTGGTGTAAATAAATATCTGATTGGAAGCATTTTAATTTCTCTTTAAAAAAAGAGGGGTTTTTAGGCCCCTCTATTGGTTATCTTTCTTTGGCTACAAAAATATAGTCAACAGACATTGTTTTAGCTGCAGCTTCACCATTTTGTATGGCAAAAGAAACTGTAAGCTCGGTTGTTGGTAAGTTAGTAACAACACTTCTTCCTTCGTAAGTTGGATTTAAAGTGTCAGTTCCTACGTAATAATTTACATAATTAACGCCATCATAATAGAAGGCGACTGTAACGTAAGTATCATTAGCAAGAGTGGCAATTGCGCTAGCAGTTGTTGCTGTGTTAGAGGCGGCGACTACAAAATTCATAGTTGCAGCTCCGTCTGGTTTGATGAAATAAACACCATTAGAAACGGCAAGAGGAGTAGTATCGGTAATTTGGAGGCCTATAACAACATCTGAGTGAGTTGCGTCAGATACTTTGAATCTAGCTTTGAAATACGCTTTTTTTCCAGCTGTAAAAGTGAACGATTCGCCTACTTTTTGTAAAGCGACTAGATCGTCATCAGCTGCTGAGTTAGTAAGTAAAAGAACCCCACCGTCAGCATCAGTTAGAGCTTGCGTTGCTCCAGCTTGAGTTTCAGTTACAACCCATTCGTTTCCATGATAAATATCGAAGTCGTTAAAATAAGTATGTAGAGTAGTTGGATCTAATTGAGTCATAGAACCCAGAGCGTTTTCTGAGTTATTGTTGGTTAGACCATTTGGAAAATTTGTAGTGCCCATAATTTTATATATATTTTATGCTGGGGGGAATTTCACCCCCCTTTACCCGATAGGAACAATAATTAGAATTAGATGTTACCGCAACCTACAATACCTCTGAAGTCAGTCCATAAGAATGAGTTTCTGAAGAAGATTTTGTATTTACTAACTTCTGCGTCGAAAGCTGAATCCATAGAGAATTCTGGAGCAGTTCTTTCGAAGTATTTCAAACCATCTGGACAGTCAGTTAAGACGTAGTACATAGTGGTTGAAGTTAAGTATTTGTTAACAAGGAAACCCTCATCGAAATCACCAAGAGAGGCAATAGCGTTTAGGTCGTTGTTAGCAGTAGCAGTTCTTAAAGGTGAACGAGTGATTCTTTCTGCTTGGTGTTTCAAAGCAGTTGGAACTACAAGCTTCTTAGTATTGATATTAGCAATGTTGCCATTGTAATCTTTCATATTAAGAGCAAGAACGTTCAAGTCTTCAAGAGCGGCTTCAGACATAGCAACTTGGTTAGCCAAGGTATTAGCTTGGTTGCCAATTTTAGTAGGGTGAGAAAGAGAGATTAATTCAACTCCATCTCCACCAACGTAAGCAGAGTTGTAAGCACGGTTGAAGATATTAGCTCCTTGGTATTCGTTAGTTCTTTTAGCAGCAGTAGCCAATTGACCCATGTATTTTTTCATTAGGTCGATTTCTTTACCGTCGTCTTTAGCTTCTTTACTAATTTGGAAACCACCACCGAATGAGTTGTGGTTGTAAGTAGTAGTAAATTGTTGAGACGCAGTTTGGTAAGAAATGGTTTGAGCTTCTGGTTTAGCTGGTATAACTGTGAAGTTATCAGTTAAAACATCTAATTCAAACGAGCGGTCTGAAGTTAGTTTCTCAAAAAGTGGTTCCCATTGTGCGGGCCCCATATCAAGTTCACCATAGAACTTAGTAGCGTAGTTCTTGATTGTGTTGGTAGGGAAATTACCTTTAACGATAATGTTAGACATTGTTTAGATTCCTTTAAATTAATAATTAAACACCAGCGACAATATTCGCATCAGTGTGATTGTTGATTTTAACCAACCATTCAGCGGCAAGAGCCAATTCGTTTTCTACTCTGTTGTTCAAACCAAGAATTTTAAGTTGGAAGGTCGCAACAGTATCAGGAGCTGAAGTATCAAGAGTTGTTGAATCTAAGCCTGTGAAAGCATTAACGGTTCCAACAGTTAGGTTCGCGTTCAAGCCCACAGTAGTGACAGCTAAAAGGTTCACGCCATCATCAATGACAGTGAATTTTTGCTCAGGGTGATCCGCAACAAAAGCAATACGTTGAGTTGAGGCAGGGTTGTATCCAGCAACAAATAAGTTAGTTGGAATTAGCTCAAAACCAATAATCGCGCCAGTTAATTTGTTACCATCACCAGAAGTAGCTACAGCGATAGAAGCTAAAGTTCCAGCAGGCCAGATTTGACCGTTGATAGTGTTAACTGAGTTTGAAGTACCAGATCTGATAACTGGAGTACCAATACCTAGAGAAGCTAGGGAAGCTGGAACGTAGTAAGGATTAACGGTAATGATACCGCTATTTCTGCATGGTTTTAAACCGTAAGCAGCTGTATTGTTTGCCATTGTGAAAAATATTTGAATTGAAGAAATTATTATTCTTCCAAGTCATCAGAAGGGGAGCCATCAATTGTTTGCATCAAAGTTCTCTTTTTGCTTAAGTGAAAAAGAGTAAAAGCCTATAAATCACTATCGAGAAGTAATCACCTTTCCAGCAGCGCCACCAAGTTTCATTTGCTCGGTAGCATAGATCCCGCTATCTTCGGATGGTCTTCTCAGAATTTCTTTTTCCTTTTCCGAGATTGCGTTTTGCTTCATAGCCTGAATAGTTTTAAACTTTTCAAGTGGCATCCACATTGCGTAACTCATGTAAGCAGAGCCATCAGGCCTATATCCAGAGTGCGTTGGGATAGCATGTTCGCAACCTTTAGTATTAGTATCCACGAACTCATAACCTTCATTAATTCGATCAGAAATATTATGAGGTCTTTCGTCAGTTTCCCAAAAAATATGGTAGCTGCCTAAAACGTCTGGATCGGTAATATAAGGAATTCGTGACGGAGTCTTATCAAGGAAATCAGCGTGCTTTTTTGGTTTAGGAATCTTATACTTTCCGTCGGGAGACGTAGTATATTCGATATCATCTTTTTTAGATTCTACAACCGCAGCAGGTGCATCAACTTTTTTTTCTGCGCTGGTAGGGGCAAGATTCTCTAGTGCGTTTTCATTGTCAAGAGTTATTTTCATGTTATTTTCTAAATTGTTAATTTGTTTTGTTTTGGGAATTCCTCTAGGCATATTTTAAATTATTTAAGTTTGTTATAAGATTTCATAAAGTCTGATTCGTCCTTAAAGACACCTGAGCGAATCATTTGGCGAGCTTGAGATCTCTCAGCATCAGGAAGAGATGAAAAACCAACCTCAACTTTTTTATTAGCCGAGAAATTGCCCGCCGTTCTTGCTGGCAATACCGCTGGCTTTGTTATCTTTGGCGCAAAGCGAGCAGGGAAAGAGATTTCTGCTGACTTAGTAATTAATTCTAAGCGCTCCGAAAGATTTAACTCTGGGCGGGTTGTTCTTAAAATATCCTCTTGAGCAATAGCAAATTGCTTCATTTGATTATCAGTCCAAAACCATTGGTTACGAGCGCCCCATTCTTTTACTTCGGGCTGTACTTCAGGTTGAACGGGCTCTGGTTCTGGCTCATATTCTTTCAAGCGCAGAGTATTACTTTGAAGCTCTTGTCTTTTAGTAATTAAGGCATCGTAGCGGTCAAAATCACCATATTCACGGGCTTCTTTGATTTGAGCATCTAAAGACTGTTCTTCGCCTTTAAGAGAGCGCTCAAAGTTCATTTTAGCAATCTCGGAAAGCTTCTTCATTTCCTTGCGCATTTCTTCCATTTCCTTAGCGTTGGTTCTTAGCCTTTCGTTTAGGACTGGTGAGTTATCGCGAATAGTTGCGTTGAATTCTTTATAGTCTTTAAAAGGACGAGGCGAGCCGTCTTTATTCTTTCCGCCATAGAGCGATTCAGGAGACCAACCGTTACGCAAAGCAAAAGCCTTCTCGTCATCGCCGCTTTCTTCAGCGTCTTCGAGAGCTTTATTGACTACAAACTTTTTGATTGTGTCGCGCTTTTCTTTTGGCACTTTAGAAAAGTTTAATTTCTTTTCTTCTAGGGCCTGAACAACCAAGTCAACATCGTCAAAGTTCTCAATTTCTTGATGCGCTTCTTCCACATGTTCGACTTGCTCGATATTTTGATCTAAAATTTCTTCTGACATGATTAATTTAATTTGATTGATAAATGGCGCGAATTTCTTTCCAAGTGAGGATGCGATAAAACTGGTCGTCGTCTCCGTAAATATTCATTCCTGCGTAAGGTTTAAAAACTACAGTATCGCCAATTTTAGGGGCTTTCTTAATATTTGGAAAAACATTTTCCCCCATTTCAACTACAACACCAGTTGTTGATTGGAAAGCTTCTGTTTCGATTTTAGAAAAAGGAAGGAGGAGGGCGAAGGCAGAACCTTTTTTTCTGAAAGTTGGTTTGCCGTTTGTGTCTAATTCCTTAGTAATTTCAAGGCCTTCAGTTGGCTTCTCGATAAGGATAATTAACTCTTCGTTTAGTGGATGGTAATTTGATTTATTTGTCATCTTCTGCCCCCTTGTAGCTTTCAATCGCTTCAATTGTAGCTTTGAGGCTTTGACAGATTCCAATCGCTCTTTGGATTGAATCTTGGTCTCTATGGTAATTGCTGCCTAATTGTTCAAGGCAAGCATTCCTTTTGTCGGTAAGGACACCAATAAAATGTTGAGTAGCTGGATAGGAAGCCCACTCTTTAAATTCTTCTCGCGTAAGTTCAATCATATTTAAATCAATTTATTAATCAAAATGCCCTACTTTTTAAGGTAGGACGGAAGTACAAGAGGTTTCTATTCTGGCTCAGTTTTTATTTGAGATTGTTGCCTGATTATCGCCTCTTGTTCTCTTAACTGCTTCTCGTGGTCTCTTTGAGATATATTTTGAATATGCTCGTGACCCATCTTTGCTATTTGCAATTTTAGTTTTTGCTGTTCTAAGCCATACTTCATTTCGGCGTCACGTTTGCGACTTTCGATTTCCATAGCTTTGGTTTGTTGGTCTATTTGATTATCTAGAACATCAAGTTGCTCTTTAGATTCAGCTAAATCAGTTTCTTTCGCAATCTTGCCCGCATTAGCCAAGTTCATCATTGAGCGAGTTTGGATTTCAGCGGTTTCAGCTTCCATTTTTGCAATAGTTGCTTTTAGTTGCTCGATGTCTGCAAAAGCTTTTTGTGAGTCAATATTGTTTTTAGCTTCCAAAGCGGCCATTTGAGTTTGAGCTTGGATTTGAGCAATTTGCAAAGCAGGGTCAACTTGAGGCTGAGGAGGCACAACAAGCTTGTCAATATTCTCTACATTTGCCGCACCAAAGATTCTTTTGCGTAACTCGATTGGATCGGTGAAAGGATCTTGCAAGAATGTCATAAAGAATTGCGCCATTGCCATTCTCTGAAAGTTAGTGACCGCATCGATATCAGCAACTGGGCAAATATCATAGCCTTTCTTATCAAAATCACCTTTTACGTCAACATCAATCACAGGCTCGTCTAAAATCTCAGCGTACTTCTCATTTGTAAGAAATTTAGAATTCTCGTTATAAAGAAGGCGAAACTCGTCTTTTTCAGCTTTGTAAATACGTTTATAAATAGAGCGAAATTGTTTCATTCCTTGCTCAACCATTGAAATCATGGTTGTTGCTTGGATGTTGCCAGCGTTTTCACCAGAAAGAACATCGGAAAGCATTCCCAAACCTTTTCCTGCGTCAATCAAAGCTCCAAGAAGAGTAAAGAGAACGCTTGATGGTTCAGGGTGAGGAATTGGCACAATACCAGCTCTTAAGTCATCGCTTCCAGCATCGATAATTTTCCATTCGCCCGGAGCTAAAGCCATACGTCCAGCTTTAGTTTTACCAAAGCCTTTAGAAATAAACCCACCGCCAGTAATGTTTAAATGTCCCGCATCAATCAACTGGTTTAGAGTTGTGTTGATAGCGTTATTCATGTTCAAAAGCAGGTGGCCAAAACTCAAAGAAAAGAAAGAGCCATCAGGTGAAGGTATAAACGAATAATGCACAAAGTATTTTTGCGCTACAATGTCCTTAACTTCTTTTTTGCCGTTGTATTTAATGCTTTCTTTATCGAATCTTTTAACAATTCTAACAACCTTTGCACTTTCAGAGTGAACCGTTACAATATATGGCTCAGGAAAGCCATCATCATCTAAATCTAACCAAGTGTGTTGTTCTAGAAAGACGTGGAGCTTAGTGTTAGAAGAAACTTGCGTAGTTAAACGCATTTGGCTTGCTTGCTGTGTTGTGTTATTAGATTCTTCAGCGTCTGATTCAAAATCAAAGTCGAAATCATTAAACATCTCGGATCTAATCCGCTGCATTATTTCTTGCGGATAAAGCTCAATGATTTGAGTAACAATAGCTGAATCTATGTCTCTTGCGCCGTTGTTAATAACTAGTTTATCAGGGAAAATAAGTTCTGAAATTGGTATTTCTTTGATTGGGTCGTAATAAACTTTCTTAAAAAGGTCACCAACGCATGGCAATGAATTAACTAGTTTATCGGTGTCTTTTTCCCACCAAGTTTGCTCTTCCATTAACTGGAAGTTCATAGCAGTTGCGACTCTTTCACCACGGGCTTTCTTAGCGCCCACATTCTGCATTATTGGCTTGTTGTCTTCTGGATTCGTCATCGGAATTCCATCAGCATCTTTCATTTGTTGGCCTTCATCTTTACCAACAACCTTAGCCTTTACAACTTGGCCATCTTTTATGATTTCAGGATAGCAAGTAGCACCGAATTCAACGCAAGCATTGGCAATAAGTGGGTAAATAATATTTGAAGCACCAACCCAAGGATAAGTCTTTTGTTCAGAAATTATCATTGCAAGCTTCATTACTTCTTGAAGCTCTTTCATCCTAGAAGCGCAAGAAGACAAGTCGTTGTTATAATCACTAAAGACTTGTTGAGAGATTTCTTTTTGCGTGTTCTCGTTTAGAATCTCGCAAAGATTGTCAGCTTTCAAAATATCTTCAATCGTCAGCTTAGCATCTGATTCGGCGATTTCTAAATCTTGGTCAATTTGTTTTATTTCTTCCATTAATAGCCCGTTGTTGAATTGCGTGTCTCGTCATTAAGACGATCAAAATCTTCCTCGTAGTCATCATCAGACTCAGGTAAGGGGAAAGACACGCGCAATTCATCATCTTTTATGCGTGCTAGAGCGTCTAACATGTCGTCATGTTGAGGCGTTGGGAAAGTTAAATATTCCTCTTTAATAAAGATGTCAACTAGATTTTGCATCCTGCCTTCGTAATTTACTTTCATAATCTGACGCGGAATGTAAATCTTGCCCGCTTCGAAGTCTGGCACAAGTTTGCCGATACGATCAGTCTTAGCCATTTTACCCCCCAATTCTTTTATAGGGAAATGGTAGTTTAACTGGTCTTGCTTTTCTCTAATATGCTCAATATCTGCTTGCATCCCGTATTGCTCATAGCCCACATGCACAAATCCTTTATTAATATATTGTTTAACTAATTTAAATAAAGCTTCGGTTCTTTCTTTTAGATTCATGCGATCACGAATCATATCAACAATATAATAGTTCTGGTCATCACATGCCGCTATAACAAACATTACCGTATAATCAGAGGATTTCTTTTTTGAGTTTGCAGGGTCAACGATAATATAGATGTTACCAGTGTAAGCTTTTGACCAGCCGCCGTAGTATTTGAGCCAAGTTTCCTTAAAGTTTTGAAGGCTCGAAGCTGTAGGATTTAGCAAAAGTTGACATGAGAAAATGTACTCGCCCATAAGCTTGCGTTTCTTCTCTAAGTCTTCCTGACTCATCAAAACAGGTTTGCCATCCGCTGTTCCATCATCAGTGCAAGGGTAAATGCGAGGCGTTGCTATTTGTTTATCTAACATCACTTGGTAAGTATCGTTAAAGTGATAGCGTGTTCCAATGTAGCGAGTTAATCCGCCAGACGTTCCAAGGTTAGAAGAAAGCTCCCATTTCTCGGTTGTTTTGAATATCATCTCTGGAGTTGTTACGTTGCCATCAGTTACAACGTCATCATAAACCATCAAGAAAAAGTGCTTACCAACAGGCATGCCATCAATTAAGCCCCAAGCTTCAACCGTAGCCTCTTTTGGATTAGACTTCCTTTTAACAATTATGCCTTCATCTTCGCTCCATTTAGTTGCTTGGCTTGCAGGCTTCTCGTAAAGAATATCGGGAAATAAAGACTTTAGAAGTTGGTTAGTTTCAAGCTCTTGTTTTATCTGGCGCAAGAAGCCCTTAGCAAGGGGTCGAGTTGCAGAGAATATGCCAATAGTCACTTCTCTTGTCCATTCAGCTAACGGACTATCACCATGCGAGGCGAGAATATCTTGAAGAGATTTGCCAAAGGTTAGGATTGTGGAATTGTGGGTAGCTATATGATTTTCACCGATCAAATATAATCCGTCCTTGCTGTTAACTTGGATGCAAGAAACTGGAATCGATGCGACTTTTTCAATATTAATTATTTTGTAATATTTTGTTTGCTGTGGCTTTGAAACTGAGGCGAATTCTTGTTTCCTTACCAACCTAAAGCAAGGATAAGCTTTGGTAGCTTTAAATTGGACTTGGTAAAATCTGTTTCTTCCTTCTTTATATTTAACACTCCTTTCTTTAAAGGAAGTTTTTAACCCTAAAGAACTAGCTAATCTAAAAGCACCTTTCGCTAATTCGTAATTAGTATTGATGAAAACTGCCTGGGAATGTTTTTTATGACAATTGCCATCAGTATCCATCAAGCCTTGAAGTAATGCAAGCCTTTGTGATTCTGATGCATTTAAATAAATTTCGGGGATAGCTTTCTTTGTGTATATCCCTAACTTTCTTAGATTGTTCCTAAAGTCTGAAGTATTTCTCTTTCCAAGGATTCCTTTATCCACGGTAATCCTAACATAATTAGGGAGCTTATTATAAGTAATTTTATGCTTGGTCTTTGATAAGATTTTAACCATCTCTTCCCAATCTTGGTAACCAGAAGTTATTTGATTAGTTCCTTTACTGCCATCTCCAAGCCACGCCCCTAAAGCATAAGGGTCGATTGGCAATTCCTGCTCTTCTTTTATAATTGGCTTTGATACTTCAATTCTTGGGTAAACTCTAGTGCTAAATCTTTTAGATTTTTCAACCTGCTCTAATAATTCAAAAGTATTTAGCGTTACATTCTTAAAACCTTCTCTTAAATTAGAGTTGTTAATTCTTTTTTTTGAAGACTGTTGAATTGTCCAAAGATGTTCACCGCTAACCGTTACTGAATAGCCACAATCAAAATGCACTTTAAAACACTGCGCATCAGTGAAAACTTTAGTTTTAGCTAAAACTTTAATCTTGTTACCATTCGGGGAAAATACATAGTCACCAATATTTAAATTACCATGCTTTACCATTCCTTTCGGAGTCGGCACTAGTTCGTTTAAATCTATCGCTTTGTAGTGATTTCTACTCCATAAATCCAAGTGGTTGTTGGGCGCGACTTCCACTTCTTTACATCTATCTAAAAGCCATTGATTAGCGATATCGTTTCTTTTACATCCAAACCAGATAAGCCAGAATAAATCAGTGCGACAAAGTAAGCGGTTAAGCTTTACCTTTTCCACCTCATCCTCAAAGCTTTCTAACCTTTGAGCAAAGTCGAAATACTCTTGGAGAGTTTTATAGTGCTTAAGGGGTGAAGGGGTTAGAATCATTTATTTAAATTAAAGTTGTGGTGCTGCCAGTAAGATTCGAACTCACGACCCCTTGCTTTGGAGCTCCCGACCGGAATCGAACCGATAACTAGAATTTACAAAAATCTTGTTATACCGTTTAACTACAAGAGCGTTTTTTTAACCTACTGTTCTTTGACCACTCACTATTTGCCTTTCGACAAAGAATACACTTACAATATCTATAACTTGATAAAGTTCCGTGTGTTCCCTTGGCAATTTTATAGCCCCGCTCTAAAACGATGGTATCGTTTTAAATTATATTCTCGCATATAAACGTTATAAGCAATTCGTTCGAGTTCTGTTTTCATAAAAAAGGAATTTTTCGTTTCTTAAATTATAATAATAGCGCTCTACTTGTCAAATATTTGTTTGATAGGCTCTGCCAACTGAGCTATAGCAGCGTTATATTATATAATAATTTTAGGTTTATTCACTACGATATTGGAAGCCTCTTCAATTCGCGCCCCAATCCTTAGTTTTTCTTGAGGACAGTTAATGCCTAATTGATGCAACCAAGCTAGAATCCCTA